AGGGATACAGAAATTGAGCGACGCGCTACGATTTGTACTATTACCCGAAATTCAAACGCATGAGTACGCAAAAGTTGACTCTTTTTAGCATCTTTTTTGCACTCTTATACATGTTATTATTTCATCATAGGGAAATGGGCGATGAACGGCAGACGATCCAACGTGCAGTCACCGTTCACTTCATTCCCTCCCAATGGTTAACCGCATCAAGTACCTACATGGTCAGCAAACTTGATGCTTTAACATATAACGAAAATCCGCGTGACTAACGCAAAAAAATCAAATGGTGTTTCGCGCCCTAGCGAACAGCATGATTACAGACCGAAATGAGGACTTCCCGGACGGAGTCCTTTTTTTCGTTATAGGAGATGATTGCAATGCGTGTAAAGTGGGAAACTATTGTCGGTGTAAAATATGAGGGCGAAGTAATACGAGTAGAAAATGACGGCGACGGCATGATGGTGGACGTGCGCTTAGATGACGGTACTGTAAGAAGCGTCGAATCAGATTGCTTACAAGAAGCAAAGTAGAAACATGATGTGGATCGCACCGATGTACTACAGTTTATCATAGTAATTCTATCGTTTCATTGTCTGCTGCATGCGGGCATTATTGCGTATTTTTGGGAGGAAGAAGATAAGTGAAACTGCACAAAGACGGAACCCTTGACGGAACCCCGGCAGAGATAGCGGAGTATCAACGGTTGATGGAGCCGAAGATGAAACCGATGGTTCAGTCCGTGCCGCCCGTATTGGTAGTTGGCGGACCGCCGCCAACGAGAGCATATAATGCATCAATAGTGCAACATTTATTCAATAAGTTGTATAACGATGCGGAAAAATGATTTCATTCGACGGCTTGATACTTTAATAAGTGCATAAACGATGAATAAAGGGGTGATAACATGGCATTGACGGATAAGCACATGAAATTCGTTGACGAGTACATGATTGATATGAACGCGACAGCAGCTTACCGACGTGCCGGATATACCGCAGAAGGTAATTCAGCAGAGGTAAATGCTAGTAGGTTGCTAAGAAATGCTAAGGTGAGCGAAGAAATTGCTAAGCGTCAAGCAAAAATGCAAGAAGAATCAGGAATGAGCGTTAAATGGGTTCTTGAACAATACCAAGCGATTATCAATAACAACATATCGACAGATCCTGCCGTAGCTAAAGGCGCGCTGGATAGTGTAGCTAAACATTATGGCATGTTCAAAGATAAAGTCGAGATAAGCGGCACACTTAACGTCGAGAAGTTGTTGGAAAACATATGAGTACCGCGTCTATCGAAAAGTTGCGCAGGTTGAAATATGAGTTTCCCTTTTATGCTCCACGACTATTGAAGATACGAACCAAATCGGGGCAACTCGTTCCATTCACATTGAATTCCATGCAAAGAAAAATAGATCGCACTATCGAGCAATTGAAGGCTGAGGGCAAGCCTGTACGATTGATCGTCCTTAAATACCGTCAAGGTGGAGCGTCAACGTACACAGAAGGACGTATATTTCAAAGCACAAGCATGACACACCTTACGAACAGCCTTATCGTAGCGCACGAGGAAGACGCATCGACAAACTTATTTAACATGAGCAAATTGTTTTACGACGAATTGCCAACAGAGTTAAAGCCGATGAAGAAAAGTTCCAACGCTAAAGAGATTGTGTTCGAGAATCCAACGCTTGACCCAGAAGAGAAGAGAGTTAATCCAGGATTGCGCAGCCGCATTAAGATAGCGACAGCGAACAACATGGGGGCAGGACGGTCGGCAACGATCCATAACCTCCACGCTTCAGAGGTGGCGTTCTGGCGCGATGCCAAGACATTGATGCTTGGACTTATGCAAGCTGTACCGAACACGCCAAACACGATGGTTATCATGGAAAGTACGGCCAACGGCTTGGGAGATTACTTTTATGACGAATGGCAACGGGCAAAGAACGGTGAATCCGACTTTGTGCCGTTGTTTTTTGCGTGGTTTGAAGAGCCGGCTTATGAAATGGATGTACCGGCAGACTTTCAGCCAACAGATGAAGAAGTCACGCTCATGCAGCGATACCCCGAGGTCACGCATAGAAAGCTTGTATGGCGGCGTTGGTGTATCAAGAACAACTGCGGCGGTGACGCTGAGCTATTCAAGCAGGAGTATCCTAGCGATGACATGGAGGCCTTCTTGGTATCCGGTCGTCCGAGGTTCGATATACCGGTGTTACGTGAATACCTCGATCAATGCGTGGATGGCAAGCGTGGATACCTGGAGATGACGAAGGGATCGGTTAAGTTCGTTCCAGATCCGAAGGGATACCTTGAGATATGGAGCATGCCGGGTAAAGAACATTTCATAGGCGCGGACGTTGCCAAGGGATTAATCACTGGTGATGCTTCCGCTGCTCCAGTGTTCGATAACAAGTATGACCTTAACGCATTATGGCATGGACGCATTGATCCCGATCTATACGCCGATCAGCTTGAAATGTTGGGAACATGGTACAACGATGCACTAATAGCAGTCGAGGAAAACAATCACGGGTTGACGGTTCTGAACAAACTCAAGCAGGACTATTACAACCTTTACTATCGCACAAGCCATAACAAGCTATCTGACGAGACGAAAAAGGAATTAGGTTGGTACACATCGGAACAGACGAAGAAGCTTGCTATAGACAACCTAGCGCGTCTGATAAGGGAGCGTAAGTTGGGCATCAAGTCGAGGCGATTCATACAGGAATGCATGACCTACGTCATTGGTGACGATGGCAAGACGAACGCACAGCAAGGTTCACACGATGACATAGTGATGGCGGCGGCTATCATCCTGTTTGTGATGGAGCAATACGCCACGCCTACCGTTGATATTGTCATGCCGGTCAGCAGGACGGTCGAATCAGATCGGTTCGTTCGGCAGTCAGATGGTCGAGTCAAGCACATAAGCGAGATACAGGACGAGCAGAAGGATGATGATGGATGGTTGAGCAATTGGGGGTGATACGATGAAGCGCAGAGTGGTAAAGAAGTTGATTAATCGCTATATCACACCGCAATTAAAAGGGCTTCCCGAGACAGTAAGCCGATCCTATGAAATCCGTTCAACCAGAAATGGATACGGATATACCGAGGTTGTTGATGAGAATCACACCATTATCGACGGCAATATAGTACAAGAGGGCTGCAAAGCAGTTCGAAATTCGAATAAACTTAGCGCCATTAAGAAAACGGCAGATATAGTCAGGGAAATTATTAATACTCATGAGCATGTATATGTTCGTATTAAACCAGAGGTATGGCGCGGACTCATCTACATGCGATTGATAACGGAGAGGAAACAGCCATGATTACCGCACTTATCGCGCTCCTATGCGTCCTTATATGCGTCGCAATCCTATACGGCGGCTTTTACCTCGCCAAACATGTGGTAGAGCGTCAACACCGCGCTAACGTGCTAGAGGATAGCTACAGGGAAGCGACGGAACACATTGCAGGGCTGGAACGCGAGATACTTGGGCTGAATCAGCAGCTTGAAGCTGTGCAGTATGAAGCGCAGCTCAACGGGCAGCGGATTGATAGGCCGAGAGCGTTTAACCCGAAAGACCCTTTGAACAGTCAGCCGAGGAACTAAGTCGCCGTGATGGCGGCTTTTTTCTATTGCACCGAAAGGAGATGACACAGTGAAAGACGATAAGCCGCGAGATATCATGGACGAAAAGAACATCGACCCGGACGAGCCGATACAAACGCCCGAACAGCACAGGCTCGCACAGCGCGTACAGACGCTTTTCAAGGGCGCGTATGAAGCCAAGGATCAGATGGACCTTATGGACCGTTGGTCGCTCTATGATGACTATAAACACGGCATACAGAATGAACCGCAGTCACCCGATCATCCGGGCAGCGTGACGAACATCATTCACCCGATCATTGAGAGTCAGATCAGCGACTTGACCGACAAGCCATTCTCTACAGTGGCAGAAGGCCGGGAGCCGGGGGATGACATGTACAGCGAGGATGTTCAGCATTTACTTGATTTCGTACTGGACGAGAATCAGTTTACGACGAAGCTTGATATATCCGAGCATGACCGGCTGGAACTCGGCACAACGGCGATTAAAGTCTATTTCGATCAAGAAGCTTTAGGCGGCAAGGGATTGCCGACATTCGAAATCATATCGCCGGCCAACTTCTTCCCCGATCCTAAGTGGACAGCGGCACACTTATTGCAGGAATGCGAGTTTATCATCCATGCCGTACCGCGTCCACTCAGTTGGATTAGAGCAAAGTTCCCGAAGATGGGCAAATATGTACAGCGTGAAACGACATGCCCATATGATCCAGACTTGGACACGAACAACTTCAAGACAGACGAGGTTGAACCGTCAACAAGCATGAAGGCGCTGCTGATTGAATGCTACATGAAAGACGCAAACGGCGATATCTATTGCGTCCATGTGGCAAATGAAATCTTGCTAGAAGATAGCAGGGACGTATTAAAGGGCGACAAGCTTCAACGCCGTAACCTTTACCCGTTCGTTGCCATCCCTTGTTACACGCAGAGGGGCACAGGATGGGGGCAAGGCGACGTTGAACTGCTTATCCCTACCCAAGACCTTATCAACGAGTTAGATGACCAGATACGCATGAATGCGCGGCTTATGGGTAATCCGCAAATCGTGGTTGGACAGAATGCCGGTAAAGGTTTCGATATGCGGAAGTGGACGAACAAGCCGGGATTACGCATTCCGATGCGTGACCAGAACGCATACAGCGTGGTTCAAGGCTCTAACGTATCCAGCGACATACCGAACCGCCGTGAAAAAGGATTCGAAGAAGCGAATATTATCAGCGGACGGCCGGACGTAAGCCGTGGGGAAGCGCCAGGACAGATTACCGCAGCCGCTGCTATTATGGCGCTCCAGCAAGCCGGACAGAAGGCAGTCATACACAAGGCCAAGCAATGGAAACAAGGTTGGTCACAGGTGCTTAAACTGCTGAATGACGAGATTATGCAGCATTGGGATGAACCGATGTGGGTACGCATTAACGGTGATAAACCGGACTATAAGTTCATTGACCCCACGCAGTTAGGCCGTGTGCCGGTTATGGTGCCGAACCTTGAAGCCGGTGAAGGACAGGATACCATCAAGCAATTGACGGACCAGGAGCCTATCATGAACGGCGAGGATCCGATGATGGACGAAATGGGTCAGCCGATGATGCGAACGGTAGAAATGACACGTGATGCTGAGTTTGACCTAAAGCTGAACATAGGCGACGGATTCCCGAATGATAAGGTGTTCCAGTATCAAACGATGCAGGAGAACGCGCATATCCAAATTGAGGGCAAGCCGGTTGTATCGTGGAAAGAATATCGCGATTTCTTGCGTGATCAAGTAGGCGTACAGTTGGGCAGCGATGATGCGGTATTACCTCCAATGCCGCCTGGTATGCCTCCACCGGTGCCAGGACAACCGCCATTACAACTGATGCCGGGAGGTGTGCCGAATGTTGGCTAAAGTGAGATACGACAAAAGCACAACGGTCATGGATCCGAGTGAGCAAAAGTATTGGATGCACTTTTTATCCGGTGATCCGATCATAGGCGACTATATCCGGTCGCAGATTCGGCAGAATCCGCAGCTACGCAAGGAGATATTGAACCAACCTGTCTGTGCGAAGTGCGAGGGATTTACATTCTTTCACCATGGCGGCGCACAATGCCCAACATGCGGACACTTCACGCCGGAAGGGCAGACGCATAAGGTCA